TACCATCAAGTTTTATTCCTTGCGTAATGTCTGAAACAATACCATTTACAATAAAATCGTGTATCTTATGTTTATCTTCTTCAATATTTCTGCCATACAGATAATCATTTCCATTATTACCAAAAGACCATATCCATTTTACATATCCGTCTTGCTCTTTGAGTTTGTAAAAATCTTCTCGGCTTATCCATTTGTAATCAAATGTTTCGGCATTATATTTTCCTTGTATCGCATCTGTAATTAGTGGCTGTAATAGTGGGTTTATATCGTTATACATAAACTTTTCCCACTTATCTGAAAAGTTGACTAATGCACAATGCGTTATAGCAAAACCACCACCAAACAAATCAACAAGTCTTTTACCACTCGGTAATTGCTCGAGAATATCATCAGCAATTTTAGACTTATTACCTTTGTATGGTATTCCATATTTACTCATTCTGTCTGCTCCTTTAACTGTTCCAATTTGTTCAACATATCTGCCCACTTTTCATAATCAAAAGTGAATGTTAGCCACTCGCCTTCTTCGTTTTCTTCGTGGTCTATGCAACAACTCTCTAATGCTCCAACGATTTCAATTAGGTCATCAATCGCATCTGCTCTTATCTTTCTCTTAGCACTCTCATACATCTGACAATGTGTACTCTCACAATATGTCTTGGTCTTTTCCTCTCTGTACTTTTCCACCTCATCACACATGCAATATCTGCCGGAGTCAAACCTTGAGTCATCCATCTCAAGAAAATCACCATACATGCACTCATTGAGTGTGCATCTGCCATCTGATGTCTCATACTCACATTTGCTCATTGATTTTATGCTCCTCCATCTCATCCCAATCAATAGGTCTTGCATAGAACATGCAGCCGGTCTGTGCTTTCCAAAACATGCACTTTGCACATTTGTCCTTGGCATCCTTTGACTCATCAGCTTGCATCCTCTTGCAGTGCTTTACAACTTGCTTTACTGTCATTTGTCCTCCCTCTTTTTCCTTGGTCTGCCACCTTTTCTGCTCACAGTAATCCTTGTGTCCTCTCTGAGCCTCTTACCCGGCTCAAAGGTTGGGCAATTATCCCACTCACTGTGTGGTCTCATCTTGTGTGCAATGAGTAAGTAGTCACATATACCAAGTCCATGGTCAGAGGCTCTGTACTTGCACTTTCTGCATATCTTTGGGTTGACCGGTATTAAATGCTTTCTCTTAGGTCTCTGCCATGGCACTTTGTATGTAATCTCCATGTGCTCAGTGTCAAGGTTTTGGTACATCAACTCATCAGCAGTGAGGTTGAAAAAGTCTGCAAGTTTTTCCACATCCTCTCTCTCAATCCTCCTCCTAAAGTTTCTGTGACCAGGGATAAAACCAATTTGAAAACCGGCTGACCTCTCACAGTGAGTCTCCGGTATGTGTGCAGCTTTGCACAATCTCTTGATGTTGTGAGTGACCCTTTGGCAAATCTCATACTCCTCATCTGTGACCGGTGCAAATCCAATCTTGTTGGCAACATGTCTGCCTCTTGCATCCTCACTCATCAGATAAACTCCTCCAATCTCACATTTAGTACCTCACTCATCAGCATCACGTTGTAAAACGATGGTGATGTGCTTTTGTTGATGTACTTGTATATACCGGTCTCAGATATGCCAATCTCATCTGCAAGGTCTGCCGGTATCATGTCATTGTCATCAAGTGCCTTTTTGAGCCTTGTGGAAAATCTTCTCCTCCACTCAATCTCATCCTCATATCTCTCATCCTTATCCATAAAATTCCTCTCTGCTTTCCTATTATCCACAACAACTGTGATGTACTTAGAGTGGGCAATCCTACCATGTCTGTGCCTCCACTCCAAACTGACTATGGTTTCCTTTGGTGCTCCGGTGACCCTTGCCAACTCATCAATGGAGTCACACACATGCATGGGCAACTCAAACTTGTCCTTTGACACCTCAAGCCACAATCTCACATTTTTCCTTTTATCCACTTGAAAAAAGTCTCCCTTTCCCAATTCTCCTCACCACAATGCTTGTGGCAATCCTCTGAGTCATGCTCGCAAAAGGCACACATGCCGGCATACCTTTGGTCATACACATCCTCAAATGCATCCCTCTTGCCTCTTGTGTACTCCTCTCTGCAATCCTTGAGGTTGTGGATTGTCATGCATATACTGCCAACCATGATGCCAAGGGAAAACCCAATACCAATGCCAAGTATAATAAAATTCATCATATCCATCCTCCTATGCCCTCAATATTGCCTCTGCAATCTTTGTCAGCTTGCCGGCATATATCTGCTGCTCTCTTGATGAGTTGAGCATGTGGTGTGCTATGTCGCACAGTGTCCTTGCACTCTCAATCTCTGCCTCTGACTTGCCTTGGTTGTATGCCTTAAACTTGGCACATGTGGCACTGTCACACTCTGCTTTTGGCACATCATGTGCTATGCACCAATCAATTGGGCAATTCTCTCTAATGTCCATCACTTTCCCTCCTCAATCACAAATGTTGCAAGTCTCCTCACCTCAAGTTGTGTATAATTCCTTTTGCAAAACTTGCACTCTCTGCTGCATCTTTTCTGCTCAGCTTTGCAAAGCAATATCCTCTCAGCAATGTTGATTGCTTGTGACTTATTGATTTTTCTCAACCTCAATGCTCCTTTGCTTTTCCTCTGCAACCTCTCTGACAAGGCAGAGTGTGTATGATGCAAACTCACATGGGTCAATCTCCTCAAGTCCGGAGATGAGCAACCCCATGCCATCCTTTATGCCTTGCTCATATACCTTTGTGTGCAGCATCTCCATGACCGGCTTGAGTTGTGCCTCTGCTGCCCTCTTGCCTCTCTTGTATGCCTCATCCTTGATGGTCTGCATCTCTGCTGATGATATTTTGATGTATTCAATTCCTTGTACTGTTATCCGGTCTGCAATCATCTTTGTCCTCCTCAATCCCATCATAATCTGAGCACCCACCAGGGCATCCATAGATGATGCCCCTCTTGATGCATTTCATGCAATCATCATCACTGATGTTGTTTGCACATCCATTGTCAACTGAAAACATCTCACGCCTCCTTAGTATTGTATGTGCATGTTCCCATGCTCATTTATCCAATCAATAATGTCTTTGTACCCAAGACCTCCATCACATGTGGGTTTCATTATCCATTCATACTGTTTTGGGTGTGTTTCTTTCATTCTCACAAACCTTTGGTCATTCCCAATGTGACAACCAAAGCCACAATACATACATCCGGTTCTATCACATCCGGTTGTTTTCAATAATGGTCTGCCAATATCAAATATCCCAAGTGTTGGGTCAAGTTCTGACATATCCATTTGTCCGTCAACAATGTCTGTGCCATCATAATCTCTGACAACATCCCCATACACTGATGCAATTTGCAGATTGTTGAGTTTGATGTAATACAACACATCTTGTTCTGTCCAAAAACTCATTGGATTGCTTATGGGTGACTTGCAATCATAAGCATTGCAACCACTTTTTATCCATTTCTGCGTTCTCAGCATGCTCTCACTTGCCATCTGTGCAGTAATTGGATGTCTGCCGGTTTCTTTTTGGTATTTTTTTAATGGTTTTTTCTTGGTAACATCACAACATTTATGGCTTATCTCAAAGTTTGCCTCTAAGAAAAACTTGTACTTTGACCGGTCATACATTTTGGAGTATTCGTTTGTGGAAACACCTTTTTCTTTGTGCTGCCATTTCCCCTCAATAATGTCACAATAGCAATTTCTCTTAGGGATAATCCCCATCTTGAGGTTTCTGTACTCTTGATTGTCTTTGTTCTCCCTCCGGTCTATGCCCAACATGTCTGCCATGCTTGCACTGCCTTGTATCTGTCTGTCTGTCTGTCTGTCTGTCTGTCTGTCTGTCTGTCTGTCTGTCTGTCTGTCAAGGATGCCTCATACTCTTTTAATTGTGTCAAGTATCTCCTTGCATAATAGACTGTTTTGCTGACTTCTTTGGATATAAATGGGTATCCATAAATCTCAATAACTTTCTTAAAATTCATGTCCGGCTTTACCCACACAACTCTGTCACCATAAGTTTTCACAAATTCCCTCACTTCCGGATATTCCAATCCGGTATCTGAGAAAACAAGAGGTATATTGTTTAACCCCATCTTGGTGATAATATCAACCAACACTGTTGAGTCTTTACCACCGGAAAATGCCACACAAACACCATCCTCACCATATCTGTCAACCCACTCCCTCAATCTCTGCTGAGTTTTTGCAATCTTGACCTCCAATGGCAATGCTTGCAGCATGTACAAATCTTTCATTGTATGCTTGTTTTCCATAATTGCTCAACCTCCCACTGCATCTTGGCATGCAATCAATCTTGCTGCTATTGCATTAAAGTCATCATTTCTCTGCCACTCCGGTGTGGGTTTCCTGGTCTGAGGGTTGCCTCTTATGGTTGCATTGAGGTATGACTCAAACTTTGTGCCAAACAATGTCTCCGGTCTCAAATACTGCTCCATCTTTGTGCCTCTCCACTCTTTGACCATCTTGTCAATCACTGTTTTGAAGTCATCAAGGGTAAACCCCTCACTCACTCTTGCATTTATCAAGGATTGCGTTTTCTTGTTTTGGGATTTGTAGTGAGTGCCAATTTTAGAATTTAGATAATCAATGATGTCATGATAGATGGGCAATGTTGTCGGCTTGCCCGACAATATATTATTATTAATATCATTATCATTATCATTATCATTATCATTATCAGCTTTTTTTGCTTTGCTTTGGTTTTCTGAAAAACCATTTGGTTTTTTTGCTTTTTCCTCAAAACCATTTGGTTTTTTTGCTTTTTCCTCAGTTGCACTTGCTTTTGGTCTGCCACCCTTTAAGCCGGCATCTCTCCTCCTCTCACAAGTCTCCTGGTACTTTTCATAGTCCTTATCAAACTGTTTTCTCAGCATGGTAAACACAACCATGGCAGTTGGGTCAATTTCACCAATCTCCTTGCCACTCTGATACCTCATGATTGCAAGCAGCAGTTGACTCCTCTGCAAGTCATTGAGCATCTCAATGACCTCCAAGTTTTCTGTGTACATCAAAAAACTATCTCTCACTGTTTCCCATCCTCTCCACTAACTCCGGCAATGTGTTTGCAATATCAAGTGAGTATGACCTCACCCTCACTGTCTTGCCACATCTGTTGATTACATTGACCCACTGCCGGTCAATTGCTGCACCCTTGTCCACCAGGTCTGAGATGCGACTTGCAAGCCTCATGCATCCAAACTTGTCCTCAGCCTCCTTGGGTGTAATATCCTTATGTGTCATCAAGTATCTAAATATCATCTTGCACTGTGTATCTGTCATCCTCTGCCCTCTCTGCTAAGTATTCTTTGAATATTTTCATAAAATCTGTCATGCTCATTGTGACCAACCACTCACAGTTGTTTTTTCTGTGAAACACTGCCGGAGTCTTGCCTTTTGAGTCTCTCTTGGCTTGGGCAACTGCATCATAAATGTTCAGCTTTTCAACTCTCTTGCACTCTATGTGGAGTGGTAGGGTGCTTATAACATCAGCATCACCATTAGCACCACAAAACTGCTGCCCTCTCCTTGCATCAAACCCATACTCTCTAAGCAATCCGGCAAGTTCCCTCTCACCTCTTGCACCTTTCTGTCTACTGTTCAATGTTGGTCTCCTTTCTCCCAAGGGGTGTGTGCACTCCACTCCTTGGGGTATTTTGGTTATATTTTCGGCTCTTACAAAGCTGCTTAACGTGATATATTTTTTACTCTGCAAGAGACCATTTGGGGTCTTATAAATAACTCCTTATAAACTCTGCAATAAACTGCTCTCTTGTGCCATAAACCCTCTCATAGTACCTCTGACACCTCTGCTTGAGTTCCATGTCAATTGCTGCACTTGCCGGTATTGCATGCACTCCATTGGGATGCAGTTCCGGTGAGAGTGGGGCAATAAACCCATACCTCTCACTCTTTGCCCTACATGCACCACCAAACACATGATGTCTCTCAACCGGTGTCCTCTGTGTGTACATGCAGTGGTCAAGGTCATCAGTGAGGATTGACCACAGTTTTTTTGCCATAACATGCCTCCTCTGCTGCTTTCCACCTTGCTATTTCATCCGGTGTCTCTGTCTGTATGCCAAGGCACTTTGCATCCTCAATGAGGTCATCAAGGGCATCTGCCATCTCCTCTGTGTCCATCTGAGATGTGCCTTTTATCATCATGTACTGAGTGCAACCCTCTCTTTGGTTTATCTCTTTCCAATAACCGGGCAACCTCTTTACATTAATGTGGCTTTTCATTGCAATCACAACCGGCTTGTTATTGTCATCAAGCACCGGTATTGACCTCTCATTTATCACCTTGGTGTGTATCTCATCCGGTGTTGTCTTGAGCCTCTTTGCAACCTCTGAGCAAAGCACCCAAAAATATGAGTTCATACTCTGTGTCCTCTTTTTCCGGTACACTTTTGCATTTATCCTCAGTTTTTTCTCTTTGAGTGCTTGGTACTCTGCAAGCACATCACTCAAGTCATCAACCATAAAAGTCACACTCCCCATCTTTGTGATTGGGTCAACTGATAGTGCTGAGATTGTGCCAATTATCTCCATGGCAATTACCTCTCAAGAGCACTGATGAGGCTATAAATGAGAGAGATGTTACCAGGGTCAAACTCTGTCTTGTTGTACTTGCACAACCCCTCCGGTGTCATGTTCCTCTCTTTACAGAGGGTGTTCAGCTTTGCAAGTGCCTCTGCCCTCTCCTTTGCCTCTGCCTTTGGGTCTTTCTTTGCCTTTGGCTTTACCTCATGGCACTCAGCATCCGGGTCTGCCATCTCCTCTGTGGGGATGCAGAAAACTTGAAAACATGCATACTTGAAAGCAATTGACATTGCCTTGTTGGTTGCCTTGTCTCCGGAGTCCATGCCCTCACCAATGGTGATTGCACTGACATTGCTGCCATCCTCTGCATAAAAGGTAAACTTTATCTTGCAGATTGAGTAAATGAGGTTGCCACCTCTCTGTGTCTGCCTCTCCTCTCTTGTCTGCTCAAGCACCTCCGGTACAACAAAAACCTTGTACTTTACAAGTGCCGGATTGATTGCGTTCATTACTGCATCAATGCCTCTGTACTTAAAGTGCTGCTGAGCATTTTCAGAGGTCTTGCCAACTGCTCCAATCTCTGCCATTACATCTGCAATTGCCTTGTAAATCTTTCCCTCCATGTGTCTCCCTCCTAATTGGTCTCAACTCCAAAACTCTCAAGTGTATCCTCAACCTTGATGCAATCAATGACCTCACCGGTCTCTGCAATCACTGCTGCTCCACTGCTAAAGTCAAGGGTCTTTTTGAGGTCTGCCCACTTTACTGACTCCTCAACCTTGATAAAGTCATCCATCTTGGCTGACTTGACATACTCAAGCAACTCTGCCTTGTCATATACCGGCTTTGCCTTGGGTTTCTGCATGATGAGTGACCCACTCAGCAACTTGTACTTTTTCTGTGTCTTGGTCTCCTTGCTCTCAACTGTCTCAAAATACTCTCTCAGCTTTCCAATGAGGTATGCATTGTCTCTATTGCTCTTGTCTGACTCTGCATCAATGTGCTCCTCAATCTTGGCAATCTGTGCCTTGGCAATCTCCTCAAGTCTTGCAAACTCTGCATCCCTCTCTGCAATCTTTCTGAGTGCCCAATCTGCAAGAGCATCATTGTTGATGATAAAACCCTCTCTCTGCTCCTCTGAGGGCATCTCAAAGTCATTTGTAAAAATATCCATCTCTATCCTCCTAATAAATCACATCACCAGGCAATGCCTCTTTATCTGTCTGCTCCCCAAATGCTCCAATCTCAATAGGCATCACTCTTGGGTAATAAGTCCAAACACCGGTACTGCCCTCTCTCTCAACGTTGCCATCCTCATAATCACTGCCAAACTTAGATGAAAAGATGTTTGCCCATCCATCACCTCTCACATGTGCAGTGAGGTACATGCCATCATTGACCTCATACTCCTTGAGCACTCCGGCAATGCCCTCAACAAAAGGGAGGATTGCCTCAAATACCTCTTTTGCATTGATTTCCTTGTACTTTTTGTCTCTCATTTGATAAAAAACTCCTTTCGTGCTATTCTTAGGAGGCAGATTTGTTTATCCCAATAAATCTCTCTCCCCATGACCTCACCATTGCAGTGGTGAGGTCTTTTTACTCCTCAACATCATGGATGTTGTCAATTAGGTCACACAACATATACACACCGGGTATTGCAACAACCAATATTGGTGAGCAATTTATTGCTATCTCCAAAAGTCTTGCCCAATCCATCTCTCTCACCTCCTTACTTTCCATGCTCAATCTCAAGTACAATTGCAGTGTCACACACATCCTCTGCATACTCTGTATACTTGCCGGCTGCATATCTCTTTGATGCCTTTGCCTTGCCCATGTTGTAGGTCATCAGCACAAGGTAATCATCATCTGTCTCCTCAAAGAGTTCTGCAATGTAATCTGTGCCAACAAGTATGTTGTTGTATGGGTCTGTGATGTCATCAACACCAAGTCTCTCCATCCTCTCTCTATGCCATTTGGGGTTTATCTGCATCAATCCGGTGCATGCCCCATTTTTTGCATCTGCATCATATCTGCTCTCTGCCCAAATGATTGCTTGAATAAACTCCGGAGAGATGTGATATGGTTTGCATATCTCCTCACACATGGCATACACATCATTTGCATATATAAAGTCTGCTGCATGCACATCTGTTGTGAGCAATATGGCAACCACCACTGCAATCACTACAATCAATATTCTCTTTTTCATGTCATCACCTCTTGAAAGTCATTACTCTTGCAATCTCCTCCGGCTCAGTTCCTAAACCATGAAAGATTTTGAGTAAGTCCTCAGCAGTAAAACTGTTGTGCTTTATCTTGTAGGACACCATCTGTTGAGATGTTCCAAGGTACTCTGCAATGACTTTCTGTTTGTCTTGTCTGCTTATCCACTTGGTCAGCTTTTCTGTGGCTATTGCCCAACCAGGTCTGCACAAGTTTGTCTTTGGCATCAAATCACCTCCTCATGTTGTATCTCATACAACTCTTTTTGCAAAAAAAATTGCATCTCTTTCTGAGTTCTTTAAGCCTAAAACCCTTGCCAATGCTGCAATTTCGTCAGCCTTAAAAGCACCTCTGCCCTTGAGCCTACCATACAATGTCTCTCTCCTAATGCCACTCCTTGAGGCAATGGTAGTCATTGGCATGCCACTTGCATCAATTTTACTCTGCAAAAGTACAAAATCTGTCACTGTGTCATCTCCTTTCCACAATATTTTGTGTTGTATCTCCTACAACCTCACTCATAATAACACATGGTGGTATCTTATGCAACACTTTTGTTGTATTTTGTTACATTTTATTTTACAATATGCTCATGGAGGGTTTTGATATGCTTGAATTGTATAAGAACATAAAAAAACTGAGGCAAGAGAGGGGTTGGAGTCAATCTGAGTTGGCAAAAAGGGTTGGATATGCTGAAAAGAGCATGATTGCAAGGGTTGAGTCCGGTCAAGTAAATATCTCACAGACAAAGATTGTTGCATTTGCTGATGCACTTGGTGTGACACCTGGTGAGTTGATGGGGTCAACTGAGTCATTTACTGAGTCAATCAAGGCTCAGCAAGGCAGTGATGTTGACATGCAGTTGGTCGGTGCAAATGATTTCATATTATTATCTAAAATACATAAACTGACACCAACCAACTACAATCTTTTGGTCAGCATGATTGAGACAATGCTTGAGTCTCAGACTCAGTGACTTGTGATGCCTTGAGCACTCCGGTCATCCACACAATGAGGTCAATGTCATCTGTCTCAATGATTAGTTTGATTAGTTTTTCTTTCTCATCACCCATGTGTATCACTCCTTTGTGGCTCAATAATAGAACATCTGTTCGATATGTTCAATAGGCAATTCTGCCGATTTTGGTAACTGTCCATTTTATTGGGCATAACTGAGATTATGTGGGCATAGAGTAAAGTTAAAGTGTTGAGATTTTCGCAAACTTGCACAATTGAGATTATTTCATTTTTGTATTGGTCAATCATGACCTCATTGATGTCTCTCATGGTATCACCTCCCCATGAGGCAAGCATACAATATGCAGCATTTCTTTTTATGCACAAAATCAATCAAATATGTACCAATTTAGTGTGTTTTCATTTCAAAAAGGAAAAATGCCCATGAAAACTCAAAGCAAAGACACAAGAAAACTTGTTGAAAACTTGGAAAAATGGAGGAAAGAGCACAACATGAGTCAATCAGACTTTGCCAAGGCTCTTGGGGGCACTGCATCAACGTACTCAAAAGTGCTCTCCGGAGAGGTAACAACCATCAAGGCTGACACAATCAAGAGGATTTACTTGGTGACCGGCAAGTTGTGCTTTCAGCTTATGGAGGCAGTTGATGATGATTACCTCCGGCTCTTGAACAAACTGCAACAACTGACACCAAGGGAGATAAAGTACATCAACAAAGTTGTTGATGTATACCTTGAGGCAAAGAAAAGGAGTGATTGACATGACGATTACACAATTGCCATCCGGCAGCTTTCGTATCAGATATTATGGTGCAGACAAAAAACAGAAAAGCATTACCATTGACCACAAGCCTACCAGGAGAGAGGCTGAGAGGCTTATTTCGGAGGCAAAGGAGGCTGAGGGTAGTTATGCACCACACAATGACTCATTTGAGGCAGTTGCCCTTGAGTACATTGCTGCAAAGTACAATGTGCTCTCACCAAACACAAGGAGAGGGTATGGTATATGCCTCAAAAGACTCTCAGAGGCTTTTAAGGGCACTCCAATCAACTCAATAGACCAACTGTGCATACAGAGGGAAATAAACTCCCTATCAGCCTCCTATGCTCCCAAAACAGTACGCAACACACATGGGTTTATCTCTGCAATCCTTGATATGTACAGACCCAACCTAAATGTGCACACCAAGCTGCCAATGAAAACCAAAACAGACTCATACTGCCCAACCAATGATGACATCAAGATGATAATGGAAAAAGCCAAGGGCACAAGGTACTATGTACCATTTGCATTGGGCATCATGGGGATGAGGAGGGGTGAGATTGCTGCTGCCACAATCAATGACCTTGATGGCAACTTGCTCACCATCTCAAAGGGCACATACATTGATGAGATGCAGAGGCATGGTGTCAAGGACACACCCAAGACCACAGACTCAATCCGGCAGATATACTTGCCCAATGATATTGCAGACCTAATAAGGGAGCAAAAATGCGTGTATGATGGTGCTGAGTCAAGGTTGTGGGCAACTCTTACCAGGTATCAGCAAGAGTTGGGCATCCCTCATTTTCGCTTTCATGACTTGAGGGTGTACTATGCATCTTATGCTCATGCCATGGGTATACCGGATAAATACATCCAAGAGGGTGGAGGTTGGAAAAGTGACTATACCATGAAACAAATTTACAGAAAAGCAATGAAAGATGAGTACAAGAAAAGTCAAGAGGAGTATATTGACAAAATCAAGGGTCTTTTTTAGTGTCTCATTTCGTGTCTTATTTCGTGTCTTAAAATGTGTCAAAAATGCTTTGTTTTTATCAAAATAGGTTTGTTTTATTTTTGCATTAAAACAATAAAAAACCCCTTGTTTTCGGTACTTTGACCGGTTTCAAGGGGTTTCTTGTTTAATAGCGAGAGGGGGACTTGAAAACTATCACAACCACACAAAGAGTGCTTATTTTAAGGGTTTCTCATTTTTCGTGTCTCATTTCGTGTCTTGTTATGACAAAAGTTTTTCCCATGTTCTCTTGCCAATTATGGCATCCTTGGTCAGACCCCACAAGGCTTGAGCCTCCAACACCACAATCTCTGTATTGCTCCCATAGATGCCATCAACCTTGAGGCATCCACCATGGATGCCCTTGGCATTGAGTTTCTGTTGAGCCAACTTGACATACTGACCTTTGCTGCCCTTTTTGAGCACCGGCAAAGCTGAATACATCATGACAAGACCATCCTTGGCAAATAGTGCATACTCTGCTTGTCTCCTCCTTGTGAGACCGGCAAGCACTCTTCCACCACTCTTGTTATACTGCAACATCTTTTGGGCAACCTCTTGTTTGCTCCTCTGACCTTGCTGAGTCAGTTGGTCTATGCTGCCAACATTGAAAGCAAATGACACCATAGCATCAAACTCATTTTGAGACCATTGGTATATGCCATCATACTTGTTGACTTTGTCCTCAAACTTTTTCAAGTCACTCTTGAGGAGGGAGTTGGCTTGGCTCTGTGATATGACCATGCCTGGTGTCACATCTGCCCCATAATGTCCATACCCAATGGTGTAATACTGCTCTGTTGCCACACACTTGTATGCCAAGAGTCTGCAACCCTCAAATGATGTGATGAGGCTGATGCCATTTGATGATATTGACCTACTCAACACTGTCCTCCTTTTTGGATGCATCAATGTATGCCTCTGCTGCTGAGTAAATTGCTGCTGATAGCATTGAGCACACAATACCCACTGTTGCAATGGTTGTGTTGTCTGTTGCAAGTCCGGCAACACTCATGCCAATTGACCCCAAAAAGGCTGCAATGCTCAACCACATCTTCCTGCTTTTCAGCTTATCAACAACTGCTCTGTCCATATAGGTACACCTCCTTTATAAATGTATACCTATATTGTATGGGGTATTTTATGATTTATACATAGTCATCATTGCTTGCACCTCTGCTGCCTTATCCATCAGCCTCTCATGCAAGTAGTCATACACACTCCTCATGGTCTCATAGGATGTGTCACCGGCACTTGCAAGCCTCTGTATCTCACTTGAGGCAAGGTTGTGCAGATTGTTCATGTGCTGATACTCTTGGATGCTCATATTGTAGTACATATCTGCCCATGTCCGGTCTGTCTCCTTGAGTCCACAGTATACCTTGCTGAGCCGGCTGCATTGGCATCATGCTTGGCATGTATGGTCTGTACAAGTTAGTGTCATATATTCCCATTGTGGTCACATCCTATGCTCAGATTATGGCATAAAAAAAGAGGGTAAAACTTTCGTTAAACCCTCAAAAAACTGTCACATGTTCTTGCTCTCAAAGTATTGAACATAACCACCATCAATCAGTTTTTTCATTTCCTTTTTTGTTTTGCCAATGGCAACCCTTTTCTCATTGTGGTATGCCTCACAACTCCGGTGATATTGCATCCTCCGGTCATCAAGGCAAGTCATCACAATCCTCAGTATGTACCCTTTGTACTGTTCCTCACTCTGTATATATTTTCTCATATCAATCACCCAAAGCCTTGTCTAAGATATACCGGTTGAGGCTCTTGCCCTCTGCATCTGCCTTTGCCTTTATCTTTTCCTTGTCACCCTTTGGCATCCTCAGCTTTATAAAATCATAGTTGGCTTTTTGCCATTTGTCTGTTGCTCTCCTCTGTGCCTCTGTGTATGCCATGTGCCCTCCTAAAAATAACCAATTACAACAACCTTTGTGACCTTTACCATTCTGCCGGTCTTGTAACCATGTTTTCTGCCAATCTTTTTCTTGGCACTCTCAAGATTTTTGGCATCAATGCTTGTTGTGTATGTCTTATCTTTTACCATGTAATCAATTGAATATGCAATCATCTTTGTCCTCCCTAATGTGTGAAAAATCTCACTGTGCCATTGCTCAATACAAATACCTTTTCAACCTCCTGGTCTAACCACTTTGTGATTGTTGTTGGGTATGAGTAGTTGCCCCACTTTTCTTTAATTGTGTTGATATTCTCAAAGTTGTTTGGCGAGATGTAAAATTGCATTTTTGATACTGTTGTGATTTTCAGATATTCCTTTACTGTCATCTTGTCTCCCTCTGCCGGTTTAACCATCCCACCGGCAAGGTTTGTTTACTAAAATGTGATTGTCTCAACTGTTTTGTATGTCTCTGTTCCGTAAAACTCAACCTTTGTTGGATAATAACAAGACCACTGCATCTCCTCTGATATGTAAGCCTTAAAACCTTTGCCAAAAAACCTCTCTGCATATTCTGTTGCAAGTGTCTGTAATTTTTCCTTTGCCTCATAATCTGTGTAATGTGTGAAAGTCTCTGTAAGATGCTTTGCAATTTTCTTCATCTCTGTCTGCATCTGCTTTCTTGTCTTGAGTGCAAATCTTTTCTTGTCAATAACCTTTACAAACTCACTTTTGTCAAGATTTGTTGCCATGTACATTGGCTCAATGATGTTGTAGTAATCATTTGCTGATACCTCATAACCGGCAATTGTCTCAAATTCATGTTTCATCATATCTGTAATCTCCTTTGTGCTTGGTTGCTTGTTGTTTATGTAAGTATATTAGCATCTCTATATATGGATGTCAATATATATTTGCAAATTTTATTAAATAAAAAAAGAGCCACTGCATGACTCTCTTTTTACTCACATGGTGATGTTGTCCTTATTCCATTTTGCCATGTTCTCTGCCTTTGCTTTCCATATAACAAAAGCTGAGTGTATGCCAAGTTCTGCAAACACTGCCGGCATGCCATAACTGATGATGCTGAGGTCTGTGATGCCCAACTCTTGCTGCCAGGTTGTGAGGATGATGCATACCACCACAAACATCCATGACAAGAAAAGATTGAGGTAATAAAGCCGGTCTGTAAAGCCTCTCTTTTTTACTCTGCTCAATGTAACTCTCCATGTGCTTGCTGATTTAGATGCTTTTCAAGTTTTTCTCTTGCCTCTGTGACCTTGCCATTGCAACCTTGCTGCTTGAGTCCATCAAGGTTGGCAAGTGTACAGTATGAAAGCATGCACAACTCTGCACTTATCTGTTGAAGTTTACCATCAATGTTGGTCTGCATCTCCTCAAGTTTCTTGTCATTTGACTCTTGCATTTTCTCTAAGAGGTCTTGGGCATAACTGTGGGCATCCAATATCTGCTTTTGCACTTTTGTGTCAAGTTCGGTGACTCTTGTATCAAGGGCATTTATCCTTGTGTCATATTCCTCATATTTCTGCCTTGTATCATGCCCATCTGTGAGGAGTTTATAACCTTTGTATATGGCAGCCAAGCCACCACACACAACTGTTATACCTCCCATAATCTGTAAAATCTGCTCAATCATAATGTGTCTCCATGCTAATGGTAATCAGTTGCGTTTACTGCTCAGCAGAGTACAACTCATTGGCATGAACACCACCGGCTGAGTTGATGACCATGACAAGGTCACTTGTGTACAAATCTGATGACATTGCAGTGCCAAGCCTCTTGTGAAAACTTGCCATTGCCTCCTTGAGTGTTGCATATTCATAAATTGACTTGCCGGCAATCTTGGCATCACCGGTTGCTATTTCAACAACAAAATAAATCATGGTTTTTCCCTTTCTATTTTAGCCTTAATACATATATTGCTGCATCCACTATGGTTAAACTTGACCCACTACTTTGGTATGCATTCATATATATAGTTTCTGCACTTGACCCAACAACTCTTGGCATAACCACTTGGAGTGCAGTATCACTTGATGTGGAT